ACAACAACTTCTTGTGCATTTTGTCCATCTAAGGTTGTAACAAAAACCCATGTGTTTTCTTTTATTCGTTCAAAATGACTACTATAATTTGCAGCGTGCAATACATTAGCCCATGGTAATGTATAGGTTGGTATCTTTAACTTATCACTACCATGAATGTCAAAGATTCGTACACGCACACGACCCAACCCTTCGGGGTCTATACTATCTTCAACAATGCCTATTCCAAAATATCCTTGTGTCAGTAACATATTGTTCTCAATTTGTTGAATCTGTAACTAAATCCATTATCGTTGTGTGAGTTCTTCCCTGTGCTGTCATCTTATGTCTTGTTGATATAATCAAATATTTACCATATAAATTCTTATCTAGGCCATTATCTTTATCGTTATCAGTAATCACAGAAAACTTTGGCATATAAACATTCAATAGTTTGCCAGAAGTAAAAACATAGTTACCAGCCATTTCAATTCTAACTTTCTTTGCAAATAAGTTTCTTAGAATAGACTCTCTCTGTAACAACCACTTCTCAGGCCTTTCTTCATTATTTTTTGGCTTTGAGTTATAAAAATACGAAACGATTTGAGAATAAAAAGATTTATCTAGATTCATACCATCTGGTGTTTTGTTTTTATTTGGATTAGCAGCAGTAACACCCGCTTGATCTTTAAAACTATCGCTTTGTATTTCTACAAATGTTCTACGGGAAATATCATAACCTCTATATGTTTTTGCATACACACCTGATTTAACACTTTCGACAAAATCATATTGGTCAATAACTTCATAATCTCTTACACCTAAAAAATCACTACCAAAATTATCAATCACATTCTTTGGTGAAAAGTTAATATTTGCTAATGGTGTCTGTTTAAATATATTTGCAATTGAGGTAAAGTTATAACCATCTGTGTTTTCAAAAAATAAGAATGTTGGTTTGTCGTTGGTGTCTAAGGCTCTTTTTGAACACCAAGTTATAGCATCTAAAGGTTCTAATGTTGGTATAGTAACATCTCTAACACCTTGAGACATTTCAATAACACCATTTAATTTTTCTGTTGGCACATTTAAATAATCTTTCATAATTTTTTTTGCAATATTAGAATAAGTATCTGAATAGTATTGCACAACTTTTGTCTTGATTGAATCAATATATTCTGATGAAATAAAATTCAAACGGTATCTTGTGCTTCCCAAAGAAAGCATCTTCTTGTCACCTTGACTATAAATCTTAAATATTCCACTATATTGAAATAATTCACCTTCTTTTGAAAGTTTGATACTTAAATATTCAGATCCATCAAAATCAAAACCTTTCAATGAACCAACAGCATCGGCAATAAAAATGTTACCTGAAATTGTATTGAATAACACGCTATCGTAGATATTTAATTCTTCATAAATTGAACTAACATCTACCGAAAAATTTTTATTTGGTGAAATAATTTCCATTGACTGTACTTCAAATTGACTTAATTGCATATCTATTGACTCATAGTAAATATGTTTTTCAACTCATTAATTGCAATTCCAACAAATTCCGGTCTAAGTAAGATGATGTTCCTTTTTGCATCGTTTGATTCAATTTCATAATCAAAATAAGATTGAGTTTCTTTTGTAACATCAATATTCAATTGATAACCATCATTTAATGTGTATGATACACTACTAATTGTAACATTGGCATATGTATTAGCATCAAGAGCAATTTTTTCTGTTGTAATTTGGTTAGTCTGAACAATGGTTTTTGTTTCAATTTTAAAATATGATTGTGTGTTGTTTTGAGCCCAATCGGTTCCAGTTTGTTCTGGCGAAGCATTGTTGGCATATTTGCTTTCAATAAATTTATATAAATCCGGTTCTTTCATTGGCCAATCAAATTGTGGGTCAATAATATCATTCATCATCAAAATGATCCAATGTTTCTCAACATCATCATAAAATTTATGTGCTAAGATTTCAGGAGTATCATCGTCCGTAACAACAATTTTGAAATATGCAGCTGAATTCTTTTTGAATTCTTGTTCAAAACCAATACGCTTAGTGATATCGGTGACAACATCTAAATCGGTGTTATCATCAGTATTGATGTAGTATGTTGTTGGAAAGTTATAGAAATAGTTTGCCATTTTATATCTCTATTAAGGAAAACTATTATTAGATGAATTCACTAAACTATCATAACCTCTATAATATTCTTTAGTAATAATTTGTGTTTCCATAAATGATAGGGATAAATTTATACCAACAGGCATACCAGTTTTACCTATTTCTGGATAATCAATTGAGTTGATAGATTCAAATGCATGAAACCCTTTTGGTGTATAATCAACAGAAATGTTTGTTAACACACAAGTTGAAATTGCATCCATATTTGGATTTGTTTTTCCATTGTACATAAATGATATGTCGAATTCAGAAGGCGGTATCAAAAAGAAACCGCCGGTATTTGATTTAATTTCTGGCGCTTGATGGAATCTCAATAACTCAATTATCTTTTGAACTTCAATAGCTTCTTGTTCAGACCTTGGCCAAAGAGAGAATGAAAAATTGAATTTTCTTAATGAAACACCTTTATACATTACTTCTAACATTGGATTTTTAACAACTTGCGTTACTGCTGTAGCTAATGCGCCTAATTCTTTGTTACCAAAAGGTGAAAGTTCAGCACCAAGAAACGCTGCAAATGTTGCTAAATTTCCTGGTTCTTCAGATTGTGCAGTAGTTGCGGCCGCTGAAAGTCCTGCTAAAGATTTAACTTCACCACCTAAAGGAATTTCACCATAATTTTGTGCATTACTGTAAGTTATTTTATCAGGCATATACAAAACAACGGTATCAGTTATTCTCTTTATAGTTCTTAAAAATTCACTAGATTTTACATTCTTCAAATCATTACCAAAATTTGCAAAACCGCTAGCCAGACCGGCGCCAAATTGTGAAAAGCCAGGTGTTAGGTTTGATACACCAAGTATAACAGGAGGAACAATTGAACCAATTGTTGTTCCCAAAATATTATTAACATCTTGATTAATAATATTTGTTGAGCCTCCTCTTTGTGCTTGCAATTTTTTCATATTTGCGATAATCGTAGGATCAGTAGTAATATCATCACTTGTCGCAAATTGAGTTTTCTTTTGTGCATTAATATTGAACATCAAATAATGTCCTTTATCAGCACTTCCAATATCTAAAGGAAACTGTAAAGTGTTGACATTATATTGACTTTTACCCAGATTCGTTGTTCGGCCATCGATTGCTCGGCGGAAACTACCACTAGTGTTTCTGGAATTTACATCGTCTCTAATAATTTCTAGTTCTTGGAAAAAAGGCATCTTTGACCTGTCGTGTTGGAATGATATCTATATATTTATATGACATTCGGCAAAACTTACAAAGGTTTCTTCAAACCTAAGAATCCAAAGAAATATAATGGGGATTCTGCCAATATCATCTATCGTTCCTCATGGGAATTGCGTGTGATGAAGTGGTTAGATGAGCATCCAAAAGTGGTATGGTGGTGTTCTGAGGAATTGATTATTCCTTACAGAAGTCCTGTGGACAACAAAATGCACAGATACTTCCCTGATTTTATTGCCAAAATGAGGCAAAAAGATGGATTGGTAATGACTTATGTGATTGAGATTAAGCCAGATTCGCAGACTAAGATGCCGACACAGAAAAAGAAAACAAAAAGGTATTTACAAGAAGCTGCTACATATGCTGTCAATCAGGAGAAATGGAGAGCAGCCGATATCTTCTGCCAGGAACATGGATGGAAGTTTTTAGTACTAACTGAGAAACATCTTGGTATCTAAACTTCAAAAAGGGACACCGATACTTATGTGTTGAATATGAATTTAACCAGGCAATTATTGGTTTATATTTGAAGTATAAATAGAACATGGCATATCTACTAAACCGTATCAATGAGCAACTTGCCAAGGCAGGGTTGCAACCTAGAACAAATCAGGCAAGAGCCTGGTTGAGGGCTAAGATTAATGATTTGAAACCGTCTCGCCAAACACTCCTAAACGACAAGGGGCGCATGAGAGACACAACTATCATAGGTCGTATGTACTTTTACTTTTATGATCCAAAGACGAAGGAATCGTTGCCATATTACGATAGGTTCCCATTGGTAATCCCAATAGAACAATACCGAGACGGTTTTTTAGGGTTGAATCTGCACTATATTCACCCAAAGCAGCGTATACTTCTTTTAGATGAACTAAGTGAATTTGCAAACAATTCCAAATATGATGCTAGTACCAAATTACGTTTAAGTTATGATCTTTTAAAAAGAACTGGTGCCATATATCAAGCGACACCCTGTATTAAGAGATATCTATTCACCCATGTAGAAAGTCGTTTTCTAGAAATAACGGCTGATGAATGGGATATCGCAGCTTTGTTGCCATTGGAAAATTTTCAAAAGGCATCAACAAGTAAAGTTTATTCAGAATCTAGGAAACAATTATAATGGCGGACAATCTATTTTCCCCAAATAAATTTTTATCGGAAATAAACGGAAGTCGTGGTCCGGCTAAAAATAGTTTATATGATGTAAGAATTTTACCGCCACCAATTTTTATAGCTTTGGGTTATCGAAACTACATTGAGCCGTTATCAATGTTGTGTGAATCCGCTGAAATGCCAGGCAAATCATTTACAACAGAGAAAGTTAAAATATATGGTCCAGGTTATAATGTACCTTATTTAGCAACTTATCAAAATATTGCATTGACATTTTTGTGTACGAATGCACACACCGAACGTCTGTTATTTGATTTGTGGATGAACTCGATTATATCACCAACAACAAACAATGTTAGGTTTCAGAAAGGTACTGACAGTCAATATATAACAAGTATAGATATTACTCAATATGATTTGGCCGAAAAACCAATTTATAAAGCAAAATTGATAGATGCTTTTCCAGCAAGTATAGCACCACAACAACTGTCTTGGGGTGATGATGGATTTCAAAGATTGACAGTAAGCTTCTTATATCAAAAATACGATCTGATATAATTCTAACTTGAATTTATTAATATTTTTTACCCTATGAGGTTATAATGCTACCTAAAATTGATGTACCTATTTTTGATGTGAAACTATTTTCTACAGGCAAAAAAGTAAAGTTTAGACCATTCACCGTTAAAGAAGAGAAACTGTTTCTTATAACAGGCGAATCGGATGATCCACAATCAACCATTACAACAATCAAACAAGTTTTGAATAACTGTGTACTAGATGATATTGATCTTGATTCATTGCCATTGTTTGATATTGAATTATTGTTTTTAAATTTGAGAGCTAGATCCATTGGTGAAATGGTTACCTTAAATTACAAGTGTAATAATAATGTTGTTAAAGAAGATGGCAAAGAACACAAGTGTGGTAATCAAGTTGGCATTGAATTAAATGTTTTGACAGTTGTACCAGAAGTTGATGTTAAGCACTCTAATAAGATTCAAATTAACAGTAAACTTGGTATGGTTATGAAATATCCAAAGATGGATGTTATCAAGAATTCTTCTGGTGGAGAAGATATTGATTCTGTTATTAGTATGATTGCTAGTTGCATTGATTACATTTATGATGATGATAAAATGTACTATGCTAAAGATAGTACAAAAGAGGAACTGGTTGAATTTCTAGAAACTTTACAGTCTAAGGATTTAGAAAACATCAAAGAATTCTTTGATACTATGCCAAAGATGAGAAAGACTTTAGATTTTAAATGCGGTAAATGTAATTATGAAGAAAAGATTGAAGTAGAAGGCATACAAAATTTTTTCGGTTAATATTTCGTTATGATACCCTTGCGAATCATTATACAACCAACTTTGCTTTGATGCAACACCATAAGTACAGTTTGACAGAGTTGGAGAATATGATTCCTTGGGAAAAAGATATCTATGTGAATATGCTAATACGATATCTTGAAGAAGAAAATGAGAAGATTAAAGCTGCTAACCAAAGAAGATAGGAAATGGCAACAGGTAGATTAACAGATATTGTCAAAGCCCGCCGTGAATCTGGCGAGGGTGTTGCTAGTTCTTTGGCTGGTGGTTTTAAAGAAAGGTTAAAAGAGAAATTTGATCCAAGAAATGTCTTTAATCAAGATGGTTTATTAACATCTTTATTTCCAAAACTTAAAGCTTACAAATCTAAAGATGTAGCCCCTAAAAAAGATGATGCTTCGGCAATTGGCACTAAGCCTAAGATTGCTGCAGCTGATTCAACCAATTCATTAAAACCTTTGTTTCTTTCAATAGAAAAGAGTACTAAAATTATATCAAAAAATAATATATCTTTGAATTTGATTCAGAGAGACACGAATTTGATGAAGCAGACTCTTTCTAAAATTGTTAAAATTATATCTGGTAGAAAGAAAGAAACAAAAAAAGAACCTAATAAAACAGAACCGACAAAAGTTGCCGAAGTACCACAAGCCGAAGAAGATAGTGGAAGTAATATTGGTAGTATACTCGCTATTCTTGCAACAATAAAAACATTAATTGGCGGAGTTGTTGATTTCATTAAAAATATCATTGGTAGCTTTGTAAAGAATTTTTTACCTGTTCTTAGAACAATTGCACAATTAGCTACAAGATTCCTACCTATGTTAGCGTCAGTACCTGTATTGGTAGCTGCATTGGCTGCATTGGCTGCATACTCTGTTTACAAATTAGGATTAGATTACAGAAAAGGTAAAGAAACTCAATCTGATTTAATATTATTGAGACAGAAGAAAAAAGATGGCACAGCCACACCAGAAGAATTAAAAAGGTTGGATCAATTAGAAGCATCAGGTGTTACAGCTAGTATGGGTGAAGCCAGGCAAATAGCTGCTGTGCGAGGTGCTGCTAACACGGGTCTGCCTATTCTCAAACAATTAGAAGATGAAATAAAATCCGGCAAAACAACTGAGTCTGAAGCAAACGATTTGATTTTAGAATCAACTGGTTTCGATTTGGCTATGCTAAGAGAATTTAAAAAGGCAAGAGACTCTGATCCAAAAGTCAATAATGATTTGATTACCTTTGCTGCTAATAAAGGTGTAAAGAGCTCAAAACTTAAAAATGTATATATTAGAGAACAAACTCCTGAAGCGATGGATGCTGTATACAGAAATCGTTCTGTTGGTTTTGGTGATGAATTAACTGCTCAATTGGTTAGTGATGATAAAATAGGTAAAGGTGGTGTTGAGGCCTCCGCTAAATCACCAACATCTGTTCTAAGACTCATTGAAGATTATAAAAAAGAAAATGATGGCAATCCAGATATTTTAAAAGACAAAACTATATTTTTAAGTACAGGTTTTGAAAATAGTGATGGATCAACGAAAGACTTTGATACTGTACTAAAACAAATTTCGACTTTAAAAAGTTTAGGTGCTTCAGATAACGCTATCAAAATATTAGGTGTATCTGAAAAAGCAAAAAATGCAACAGAAATTAATGATGGTTTAAAAAAGATTGCTGCGAAAAATGACAATGAATATCTTCCTGTAGCAAACAAGAAAAAATTAGGAAGAACTTTTGTTTCAAAAGCAATGTCAGGTAAAGCAACATTGCCTGCAGCATCCGCAGATGCTGATGACCAGAGACTTGGTGAAGCTATAGCATCAAATTTAGCAAGCAGTGAATCTGCTGCATCAGGTGCAGAGACTACATCACCAACACCTGCATCTAGTGCTGGATCTGGTGGTGACATTGGTGAATTTCAAGCAGCTGATGCTGCAGCTTCAGGTGCAGAGACTACATCACCAATACCAATGTCAGAGCAAGATACCTACACAGCAGATAGTACTGATAATGCTGATTCTAATATCAAACCAGAATCTAGTTCCACACAGTCACCACTCACATCAAGTGGTGATGATCCTACTGCCACTACTTTATCACAAGAATCACCTAAAGACAAAGCAAAAGATTTGACTCCTGTAACTGGTGATGACATTGGTGAATTTCAAGCCGCTGATGTTGCTGCAACTCCATCAGCCCAAGAAAGTGTATCTGAAAATAAAACAACCCAATTAAAACTTCCAATTGATGACCCTTATAACGACCAACATCCCCAATTCAACAGTCTTATCAAGAGATTAGCTAATGAGTATGGTGTACCAGCAATATAAAATTTATGGAAAATAATTCATTAACCGATATTGTTAAATCACGCCGTGAATCTGGAGAAGGAATTGCCAGTTCATTAGGTGGTGCATTAAAAGAAAAGGCGAAAGAAAAACTTGATTGGAAAAGAGCCTTACCGCAAGGTGGTTTAATGACTGCTTTATTTCCAAATTTAACGGCATACAAAGCAAAAGATGCAAATACACCAAACAGTAAAGTTATAAAACTTATCTCTTTTAATTTAGCATCCGTTGCAAAGAGTAGCATTAAATTAAAATCTATTGCAAAAAATATTTCTGGAATGAAAAAAGAAGTAAACAAACTTGCTAAATTGGAAAATGTAACTCCATCAACGACACCTGAATCTGAAAGTGTAACTGAAACAACACCATCTTTCATGTCTAAAGCCGTAGATTTTGTTAAATCGAATTCTACCGCCATAATGATAGGTTTGGCAATCGCAGGTGTTGGTTTGGTGTTGACACTTGCGTTCGATAAGATTAAATCTACAATTTCAGATGCATTTGATAGTTTTGCTAATTTTGGTTTAAATATGTTTGACAAGTTGAGAGATTCTATCACCGGCGCTTTCGATGGTATTAAGAAATCTGGTGGTGAAATATACGATAACATGAAAGACTCCATCACGGGTGTTTATGATGGATTAAAAGATTTTGGCAATATTGCCTATGATAAAATGGAAGAATCTGTTAACAGTATATCCAACAATGTCACAAAGGCTAAAGATGATGTTCTTTCTTTAATCAAGGGTAATAAGACGGAAGAATCTGTTACAACACCGCCGACTGTACCTGAAACAGAACCACCAAAAACAGAACCACCAAAAACAGAACCACCAAAGAGACCTCTGACCGCTAGAGAAAGAATAGCTGCAAATAGACAAGCGAACAATACCTCAGTTATGGG